TCAAGTTCAGATTCCATTTCTTTCTTCTCGTCCTGCAACTCTGCGATACGCTCGTTGTACCCGGAAGATTTTTCTTTTTCAATTTCAGCAAGAACCTTTTCCCTTTGTTCATGCAGTTTCATGTATTCCTCATTCTGCGTATAGTCAGCTTCTTTAGGAATTTCATCTAACTGTTTGGAAAGCTCTTCGCCCTTTGCAACTAATTCCTGCTCACGTTTTTTCAAGGATTCAATCTCTACATTTAATTCCTTATTCTTTTCTGTTAAGCCGTCAATGGTATGCTTCTTATCAAAACCAAACGCTTTAATGCGTTCCAAGTTATCTTTTTTCTCTGACATAAACGCTTCTTTGGCATCCGACAATCTCTTAGCAGCACTTTCTTTAGCTTTCACTTTTCTTGATTCAAAGTCAGCCTTTAACTGTTCAATCTTGTCCTCCGGCAATGGCTGTCCGCACAAAGAACATACTGTACTGCTTTCATCAAACATCCATTTCGATTCATCAAACAAAAACGGTGTTTCATCAAATACCTTTGCTTTTTCAGCGTTGTACTGTTCGCCTAACTTCTTTCGTTCAACGTCAGTATCAGAAATGCTTCTTTCATTTAATTTGATTGCATTTTCCGCAATCTGAATCTTATTTCTTGTGTTCTCCAGTTCACGAGTAACTTCCGCATTGGACGATTCGATTTTTCTTTTTTTTTCAGACAAGGAATCGTTCATGCTCTGCAAAATACCTGACATATCCATTTGCAATCTCATGTCCTCGTCTCGCAATTTCTTTAATGCACCGTTAGTATCTGAAATTTTTTCGTAAATTTCAGAAATGCGTCTTTCCAAGTCTGATTTTTTAAGTTCCTGCTCTGCAGCATCTACATCAACTTTGGATTTTTCAGCTTCGTCAATCCGGACCGGAATTTCAGCCTGCTTCTTCTTCCACTCCGAAAGCATCTTTTGGAATTTTGAGCGAATATCTTCAACTGACGGTGCTTTTTCCAATTCACTAATCAAAGGTAAAAACCTTTCATCTGTCTTTGCCAGTTCTACGTCCGAAAAATCATCAACGAGTTTCATTAAGATTTTTCTCTGGTCTTTCCATTTCATAGAGTTGAAATACTGCGGATTTGTAAGCATTTTAAACATATCCTCGCTCTTTGCAAGTCCTGCAACATATTCTTTGAAATCCGCTTCACTCTTTGGGTAGCCGTCAATCTCAAATGAATTGACATTCCCCTGCAAAGAAACTGTATCTGTACCTCTTTTCTTAACCCAGTTCTGCTTCTGAACCTTTGAAAGTTCAACTTCCTTGCCATCCACATCTAAGACAGCAACAACCTTAATTTCCACATCATCAATGCGTTTCCCATCCTTATCTAATGGACGAACATTGAATTTCTCCTCTCCGGCACTGTTCTTGTTGAACAAAAGCCATGTAAAAGCGTCAAACACCGTTGTTTTACCACTTGCGTTTTGACCTTTTATTTTTGTTTTCTTGGAAAAATTTACATCAAGGCTTTTAACCCCTTTGAAATTTTCCAAGTGCAATGATTTCAAAATCATTCTTCATTCTCCTTTCCGATTTCTTTTACTTTTGAAACTGATACTTCAAAAGCGGTTTTTACTGCTACTGTTCCATCGTACATCTGCTTGTGATATTCACGGCTCTGCAATCTTCCGACAATTTCCAGATGAGTTCCTACATAGCATTTGGAAACGTATGTAGCATATCTTCCCCATGCTATACATGGAATATAGTCGGAGCCGTATTGCCGATTGCTTGCTGCAATGAAATCACACACAATTCTGTTAGACTTTACCGTTCTGCGAAGATTTGGTTGAATACAAATAAATGCATCCATTTTGACTTCGTTTACGTCCGGCAATAAATTTACATCTCCACCGCACATAGCATCCTGCACAAAAACATAAATGTGTTTATGACCTTTGCTACTGATAGTCCGAATTTCTCCTTGAACTTCAATTTTTTCGTTTTCTTTGATTGAACAATTATCCAAAACGATTTCCGGAACCAAGCAGATTATCATATCCTCTTTCTTACTTCTTCTTTCGCTTTTCAAACGAAACTCATAAAAATTTTCACCATGCGACGAATGAGAGAATTTAATCTTACTCGCCACCGTACCCCTCAATAGGATTTTATTCATCTTGACTTTTCACTCCTTTTCTGTTAAAATGAGCGCAAATAACACATAGTTATTTGCTACTGGAATAGCACCCTTGATCGCAAATCAAAATGCTATTCCTTTTCTTTTTTGTATGTTCCCGGTTCATTTGCATAAAACTCACCGTCTTTCACATAAATTGCACCAAGTTCAATTAAATTTGCAATCAATTCCGGTGTTGCCGGTTTAGCATCTGTCTTAATCATTGTCACTCATCCTTTCCTAATATAAATACTGTTCTTCTTTGCACTCCGAATCTCTCTGTGTCTGCATGAGATTCAAAGTATATGTCAATTCTATTTCCCTTTATCGCACCGCCGCAGTCCTCGGCTATAAATGTTCCAAGACCTTTGATTTTTACCTTTGTTCCATACGGTATGACTTTAGGGTCAACCGCTATTGTTCTTCCCTGCTTTGGTATCTTGCCAGTAGAAGTTATCTTTCCGTACCCCTCTGAACAATCGCAACAAGGACAATATGCAGTTATCAAGAATTGAACGCCTTTCCTTTCCTTGTGTTTCTTCTTTGACTCTTTCTTTTGCTTTATGTGTTTTGCGGATTCCAAAGAACTGTTCGTGTTTGCATTTGGAATCACATTTACCTGCTGTTCTTCTGTTTTTATAAATAACGTATCTTCTTGTGCATATTCCGGCTCGTAAGCGTATACATCCTTAAACACGCTTGTTGCCACTGTTATAATAAGAAGAAATGTCAGAACCGCCAATATCATCTTCTGAATAATAGGCTCACTCCCTTTCTTCCAAAAGCAGACGGAATGTTTCTTTTCCCTTTGGAGTGACATACATCTGCTGTCCTGCCCAGCCGTTCTGCTCGTTGTGCTTGTCCTTTAATACAAACAAGCCGTTTCCGCTCTCTGCGTATTTGGCATATGGACGCAACTGTTTGTGTTTGCCTTGTCGGAATACATATCCTTTTTCAATAAGGAAAGAAACAAATGCTTTTTCTCCAACACCAAGTTCCTTTGCGGTGTCACGGATGTTGGTATTCAATTTCTTATCTACCAAAGCGTCAAAGTAATTTGCCTTTGGTGTCATTTCCTCAATCTGCTTGTCCTTTTGAGTTATGATGTTCTGTGCCACAACTAATGCGTTGGCTACAATCTGTTCTGGAGTAAGATTCTCCTGATTAGCAATGTAGCCGCCATTTTTGCGGATAGATGGAATAACCTCGTCCGTAACCCAATCGGTAAACTTTTCAGCAGACGGTTTTCTACTTTGAAAGATAACCTTGTAGAGATTTGCTTCATTGATAAAGGTTGCCTTCTGCTTTCTTCCCATACTGTCTATGACCTCGGCAGTACCGACCCCATCTTTCTTCATCCGTTTCTTTACGTCCGTAACGTGTGTGATTTCTAATGCCTTACACACATCTGCCAAGCAAAACATAGGTTCGTTATCTTTTGTGATTGTTCGGATTTCTCCAAACTCTTCATTATTAAAGATTTGTAATTCGTTCACGCTCACACCTCGCTTTCTTTCATCCATTCATCAATCGGAATGCATGTTGCCAAAACAATCTTATGCAATGTTTCAAGTGATGGATTTCCGCCATCTTTCCACTTGCCTACTGTTCCGTTTGCAAGACCACATTTCTTCTCAAATGCAGAAATAGATAGGCTGTTTTCATTGCAGTATTTTATTATTTTGTTATAAATCAATGGGATTTCCTCCTCTCTATTTATTAGAAAATAGAGAAAAGTCTTGACATTTATTAGAGAATTATCTAAAATAAGAATTGTCAAGAAACTTATTTTTGAGAACTCTTTATTTTATGTAATTTAGGCTTTTCTCTAAATCCTAATCTCATTATATAGATTGTTCTCTAATTTGTCAAGCACTTTTTTAGGTTTTTCTCTAAAAAAATGGAGGTACAAGAGATGAACGCAGTTGAGAGAGTAAAAGCAATATGTAAAGAAAGAAAAATACCAATATCAAAACTAGAATCTGATTGCGGATTCGCCAATGGATATATTGGTCAATTAAGAAAGGGTGTATTCCCAGATGATAGGATATTAAAGATTGCTGAATACCTTAATGTATCTGTAGATTATCTTATGACTGGAACAGAAAAAAGATATTCAGAAGAAGATGCCCTTTTGGACGCTCATATTTCAGAAGATGTAGAACTAAAAGAAGCCATTAAGAAATATTATACCCTCGATGAGAAAGCCAGAAAATATATTTTAGATGGAATTGACCTGCTTTGGAGAGCAAACAAAACTGATACTAAATAATGATACCATTCATTATTGTATAAATAAAAAAGATTGGAGATGTGTTTTATGAAGAAACTATTAACAGTAGCAACAACGCTAATGCTTACTATTTCAGTATGCGTTCCAACAATTTCAAAAGCCGCTATACCGGCAAGGACAATGGGAATATTTTCAGAATTTGCCGACGGATTCAAAGAGGGATGGTCTGGCAAGAAAGAGCCATCAAAGAAGAAATATAAGAAAATGTGTAAATCGTACAATTATTCCAAATTGAAAAAAGGTAAGTACAAGGGAAAGAAAATAAAAATCAAGGGCAAAATAGAAAATGTAAAGGAAGATACATTGGATAGTGACTTGACCGTAATCGTAAAGTCTGGTGGAAAATACTATGAAGTATACATGAGCCAAGGATACCAAGAATATTATGGCTACAGAAGAGGTAAAACGCTTTCCGTGTGGGGAACTGTAAGAAGAACCGCTTATTATGTCGTAAAGAGAGATGGAAAGAAAAACAAAAAAATGACAATACCATCTATCAAATCAAGATACGACAAACTGTCATAAAAAAAATGGAGTAGGGTTTTTATCCTACTCCATTTCATTATACCTTATAAGTATTACCTTTCAATCTTTCTTTTTCTGCAATGTACCCATAGTAATATCTCAACGAATCTACGTTTTTCATCTTGGAAATAAGTTTCTTTAACTTTCTTCTATATTTCCTGCGTTCGCCTATCATAAATTTCCTCCTAGCATATAATTGTAGGGAAAGGGGAATTTGCAACCCCTCTCCCAAACCGAAACTTGATTACATGGGATTACCATGTAATATATTATATGTAAGATTTAAAAATATTATTCATCCTTTTCTGATTTTTCCTCTTTTTCTGCCAACTGCGCTTTCAACCGCTCGTTCTCTTCCTGCAAAGCAAGAAACGTAAACTCCGTCTTTGCAAGCTGAACTTTAAGTTCTGCGATTTCAACAGACAGTTTCTTTTCCACATAGTCATTGAGTGTAATTTTGTTTTCATCCATTTCTTTTTACCTCCTAATTTGAATTATTTATTGTAACACTGGGAATATCGCTATTCCATTCAGGTTATCATTGGTTATGGTGTTATACTGTGCATTAACGGCTAGGTTTCCAGTCTTAGCATTAAAAGCCACTCTAACACATTCACCTCTACCAGTTACCATGTTGTGATACTGGACAACATCTGCTGCACCGGAATCACCAGGCATTAGCTCTGTTTGAACAATGCTCGCCCAAGGTGATGCTGAAGCAATTGAATAGTCGCGAAATACTACGGCTTTGAATAAACCACCATTCATGGTAATGCCATATAAGATAGTTGAACTCGGCGTCGTTGTTGTCACACTCGAACAATGCTTTTCAAAAGCAACATTAGCATTTAATGTAGTGGTTCCAGCCCCATTAACTCTACCAATTGAAATACTTCCTCCATAACTGTTTAAATATAAAGTTGTCGCAGCATTGTTCTTGTCGACTGCTTGAATCGTTCTTTGTCCAAGATTCATATGATTTCCAGTATTAGACGAAATTTGTAAGTCGTAATTCGTCAGTGATGCATTATGATTAGAGTGTATTTTAAGGGGGGAATCGACCGTAAATGGAAATGTTTCCGAGAGTTCTCCATTTTCATATAAACTATTAGCCACATACCCTAATCCATAACTAGTTTTTTTTCGCACTACTCCGTCTGGTGTTAATTCGGATATGGTTATATTTCCGGCATATGAATCAGCAAACTTCGTTCTAAACCATGATTGTTTTATATTTGAATTATTTAAAAACATATACTGGTCTATTGTTAATGTGTTATCAAAAATTGATTCATAAATAACTTTTGTACTGTTATCTTTCCATATTTGGCTAGTTCCTTTAAATGAAGGAATACCATTGCTTGATATGTCTAATTCATATGAATCTTGCTTTTCGGAAGCTCCACTGCTACTTTTCGTGTATGCTTTTGATATTCCATCTTCCTTTATATTAAATCCACCAATCAAACCGTTATCTATCTCTGCATTTGCACCTTTTAATGTTGCACCAGTGATGGTTCCGGTTGCCGTCACGTCTTGCGAAAATATTTTTTTAATAACAGCAGAATTCGCAAAAACCTTTTCAACATCAAGTTCATTTGCTGTTATGCTTTTTGCTACTATTTTATCTGCATTTACGGTCCGGTCAGTAAGTATATATCCATCCAAAGTATCAATCGTTTTACTTTGAAGTTCTCCTAAATTATTCAGCGAATAAAGCAAGCCATTTTCGCCTTTTAGCAATATTCTGTCTGCCACTAAGGTTCCGGCCGTAATGTTTGCGGCGTTGACTTCAACACTATCTAAGAAACCAGTGATATGTCCTTCTACGATTGTTGCTCTATCAATAAGACCAACTTCTGTAAATAATGTAGCAATATCCGCAACTTCAATATTGGATAATTTAATGTTTGCATATTTTAAATCTGCGCTTTCTGCTGACAGATACCCCAATGTGGCAACTTCGGCTTCCAAATTGTCCGTTGTAATTGCTTTAGTTGTGAGGGTATCTATCTTTCCATCTACCACTTGCAGTGATGTAATAGTTGCATATGTCAAATCAGCATTTTCGGCAGTAATATATCCAAACTCACCGATAGTTGCTTTCAGATTTTTAATATACGCATTATCAGCCGTCAAATCCGTAATAAAAGATTTCGACACCTTTTCAAACTCAATCGTAGCATCCGCAATCTTTGCGTTGGTAATCGTAGAATCCTTAATCTTACTATTTTCAATCGTGGAATCAGCAATCTTACTGTTTGTAATAACTCCATCCTTGAAAATAGCACCAAGGATTGTACTCGTAACCGTTCCGCTTGTCTGTGCCATTGTTCCGCTATTGTAACTGTTTGAACCACTGCTACCAACTGACGATGTGTTTGATTCCTGCACTTCACACGGCGATGTAATTTCTGCATAAAATCCACCATCGTAGTGCAGTGTCATTTCTCCAACAAGCACATACTTCTTAACGCCGTCATAGTCCTCAAACGTAAGCATTTCTCCAACCGACATAAGAGGATGCCAGTACATTGTTTCGATACTCGCTTTATGGTAAACAAACGCTTTGTTCAAAAATTGCAATCCATCTCTCCAGTATCGGCTCCCAGTAAATCCAAACCAAGGATAACAATTTGTGTTTCCCAAGTCGTGGCGGTCAAGCAATTCGTACAAAATCCAAGGACTTTCAATTGTTACCGGATAATTCTCTACATTTGATATTTCACTTGCCTTGTCATTCAATACTACCGTTGATTCTCCCTCGTAATATCCGAACCCAATTACATTATTGTTTGGCTTGTAGAAATACCAGTTATTTGCCTTTACGGAAATATTGTTTGGACACATAAGGTTGTTTCCAAAGATTGCACTGCTATCATACGAATTTCCATCAAAAATCGGTCTGTATGTATTACTTGTTTGCAACTGTGGTAACTGTTTAATATAAAACGCACCATTCTTTTCAATTACGTTTGCACGCAAGATAATGGCAATTCCGGAAAGCAAATCTCTCCATGTAATTCTTGTTTCCCATGAAATATCATATCCGCTTTCATCATCGTATGACGCATCGGAAACCATAGGTATCATAAACTGATAAAAATTGTATATCCGCATAGCAGACAAAACATCGTTCCAATTATCAATGTAAAGAGGGCATCCGGTCACACGCAAAAAGTCTTGCGGTAAATACTCCCAAAAATACGCATCATCACGAGTGTAAATAAAATCCAACTTACCAGTTTCAACATATTTCTTCTCCAACTCTGCCTTATGGTAGTTGTTCAATGAGCTTATTACGACCTCTGCACTATCCATGTATTCGCTCATTAAACCGTTTCCATTAAATGATACGGTGTCACCGTTGTATGTTGGATTCTCTTTTACAACAAATCTTCCGATAGGTACCGGATATGCAAATTCATTTCCTATAAGAATCCATGCATTTACAATAGTTCCTTTTAATGTATTATCGTAATACGTCTTTGCAATAAGGGCATCCGTAAAATCGTTATTTTCTGCATACATTTCACAACTCATAGTAGGACTATAAGTAGAGCCATAACTGGCAAATGAATCACTAACACAACCTTGCGATATACTTACAGATATTAGCGTTTCTTTTCCTCTTGTGCTTACACTATCCGAATTTCCTGTACTTATACTCAAATATAATTCTGTTGCTATGTCAGTATAGGAAACTGCACAGTCTCCAGTAATATCTGTTTCATCTTCTGTGCAGAACACGTACCAAGACATATACCTATAATCATCAGAAATCATCATGCTTTTACAATCAATCGTATTTACGCCACGTTTATACACACTTCCGTTATTGATAGCGTATTTTACATAGTAATGAGTTCCGTTATAGTCAAAATCCAAAAAAGACAAACTAAACGAATCTCCGATATTTACATCTTTTACATGTGAATCATATTTCAATGTATATGTAGGGTCGCTTTCCAAAACATAAAAAACTTTTGCTGTATAACTCATCGCTCCACCGCCTGTATCTGTATGCTAGACCAAATAAACTTCCCCTTAATGAAAGTCATTGCGTCAAAACTAGGGTTTCCAAAATAAAACTGCTTTGTTTCTTTTTCTCCTTTTTCATTGGTGAACTGTATGTAGCCGTACCGGTTTGATAAATCATCCGGGTCTGCGTACTTCATCAACTTCTTGATTTCGCTTGGCGTCAAATTTGCCGGAAATGCCATGTCAAGCGTTACTTTCTTTGCAACTATCTTTCCGTTGTAAAGTGCTTTTGAACTTCTTCCTGCTTTTGCGTTCCACACTTTTTCTCGTGAGATTTTCCATCCCTCATATTTTGGTGTTGGCATATCTTCTAAACTGTCCTTAGTCCAACCAAACTTCAACGTAAATGCCATATGACACCTCCTAACTTTTTCACATAAAAAAGAGACCCATTTGCATGAGCCTCTTTCTTTAAGCCATGTTCCAAGAAATTCCTTTGTTCTTGGAGATTTTCTTTGCGTTGTTCATAATTGCCGTTGTTACTTTTGTTCCGTCAAGGTAAACATCACCGCCACCGACATTTGCATTTGATAATTCCTCTTTGATTGCCGCCTTTGTAGCCGCATAAACAGCCGGTGCAACCGCTTCGGAAATACCGGTCGTAATCTGTTTGTTATTTGCAACAACGGACTTACCATTGTCGAATTTACCCATCATTTCGCCGTGCTTTGCACGGAACCATCCATCTTCCGGAAATCCACCGTTAGCATAAGTCTCGTAATTCAATCCGTACTTTTTCAGCATTTTGATTAGTGATTTTTCTGCATGACTTACGAATATCTGTCCTTGCTGACCTATTGTCACTCTGTTTTTGGCATTATTTATAGCAGCAGTCAATTTTCCGTAATTTACTTTTCTTCCATCCATTGACTTGACAGATGATTTCAGCTTACCTTCCGTCACATTGTTAATCGAAGCATTGACATTTAATGAAAACTTTTTCTGTTGTAACTGTGTTTTAACTGCGTTATACCAACCTTTACGGAGTTTAGGGTCGATATTCACATTTATGTCACGGTTTTTCATGGTTTTCATCGCAATCTGCAAATCATCAAAGGTTTTTATATCCCAACCTTTAATTCCAGCCGTAATTGTTACTGTTTTGCTATTTACGCTATCTACTTTTCCCTGCAAACTATCAACATCATCACCGCCAGATGTTTCAGCATTAACTTTTACCGATTTTGACTTCAAGGAATCAATTTTTTTCTTCAATGCGTCTGTTGACTTGTAGTTCTTATCTGTTATCTTTCTGTAATCTTCCCATGTAATTTCACCATTTTCGAGTGCTTTTTTCAGTTTGTCCTGTATAGATTTACTTTCGGAAGATGAAATTCCAAGTTTTTTCATTTTCTTATTAAGTGTATCTACAGCCTTTGAATATTTCGTCGTTTGTGTAATTATTGGTTTGTAATCATTGAGTTCTTTTTTGCCTTTATCTATCTTGGTAGCAACATTACCTTTGCTTTCACCAAGCAAATCCAAAAAGTCTGCTGCCGACTGTACGGATTGTTTATCAGTCATTGTCTTATAATCTTTATCAAGTGCTTTTCTTATCGTTTTCTCCGATATTTCTCCACTTTCTAATTTTTTATTAAGACGACCAACAAGTCTATCCACTGTATTGGTATTAGAACCATAACCGAATTTGTCCATCATCTGAACAACTTCTTTAAGCAACATAGACTTATCATCGGTACCGCTCGCATACCGTTTTACATTGCCTTTTGCGTCTCCACCGGCAGTAATACTATTTTCCCACCATCCATAGGCGGCAACAAGAGCAACTCCCATTGCTCTTCCCATTTTACTCCCTAAACCGCTAAATTTATCCGTCAAACCTTTTGAGTTTATTTTTGCCGACATTAAGGAATTACTTATTCCATTACCAAATACAGTTTTTAGCGAAGTCCAAAGAGTTTTTAATTTTTTATACGCAAACACTCCGGCAAGAACGCTTGATAATTTGAACGCAATACCTAACGGGTCTCTAATGAATGCCGAAATAGCCACTTTCAAAGCATTGAATAATCCCTTGACTATTATTTTCCCTACTTTCAAAAGTGTTTTTCCCCATTCTATTTCAGAAAGAAAATCTCCAATTGCTTTTCCTACTTCCCACCAATTCACGGTAGAAAGTGCGGTGTCAATCGTATCAAGTATTCCAGTAATTCCATCACTGATTGTCTTTCCTAACTCCTGCCATCCAGTTAATCCAGTATTCTTGCGTACTTCTCCCATCTCTTCAAGAAATCCATTGATGTAATCTCCAATTTTCTTTCCAAGGTTTTTGTATGGAAAATCTACCATAACGCCAAACGCAAACTGAATCATACCACGCAACTTCGCTCCAAGCGATTTTCCTGCTAAATCACCGTCAAAAGTATTTATGGCAGCCGTTATACCCTCTTTAATACTTTGACCGAATTTGAGCCAATCAAACGTCTTGAAAAAGGTGTATGATGTTTCAAACCATGTATTCAATCCCTCGGAGAAATTTTCTCCAAGTTTTGTCCAATCAAGTTTTTTGACAAATCCATTCAAAAACGTAGCAAGAGATTTAGCAATCTTCTTCGTAGTCTTTTTAATCTTTGTCCATGGAATGCTTCTCATTCCCTTGTTAATCCAGTTAGACAGTGCCGAACCAAGAGAAGTAAAATCTCCACCTTTCCATGCGTCAAGGATTGCTTTCTTCATCTTCTTATACAACTCAACTGCTTTGTTCTGGTTGCTCTTAAAAGCATTATCCCATATCTTTTCATAGTTCTTTAATGCGTCGCTAATATCCTTAGAAAGGTCAATATTGGCATTCTTATCGTTATCATCGTCATCGCTATCACTATCACTGTTGTCCTGCAATTTATTTACTTGGTCGAATGACTGCAAATTGTCGGCGGCTTTTTTTGTCTTTTTAGCCGTCTTATCCATGTTCTTAGCAACTTTATCCGTATCGTCTGCCGCATCGGAGTAGTCCGGTACCTCTGGTGTTTTCCGTGAACCATCCGTATCACCAAGTTTGATTCCTGCCAGTTTCGCTACCCACTGTGCGAAATCCTGCAAAACCATAACCACAGCATTCATATATGGGTACAATTTCTGAACAATCGGCATAAACAAGGAGCCCAGCGTCAAAGCCAGTTTTTTAAATCCAGCATCAAGCATCCTAAGTTGATTGTTTGGCGAATTAATTGTTTTGGCGAGGTCGGAATATGCAACCTTTGACTGTTCCAACATAGTCAAAACACGCAACTGCATTTTGGACTGTTGCGAAAGGTTTTTAATACTTTCTGTAATACCGTGATTCATAGCAGTTTGTGCTAAGCCTGCGGAGGTGATGTCGATTCCATACTTATATAACGCCCTAGACTGACCTACCAAACCAGATTGGAAGTTCTGCATAACATCAGCAGTGTCTAAGTTTGCTAAAGACGCCCAATCTGCTGATAACATAGTAAGTGCCTTTGAAGTGGCAATCGACGTTTCACCAAGCATACCGGCAGAGTTCGTAATCTGTGCAATAGCGGCGTTGTAGTTCATAACCTCTGTTAAATCCAAACCAAGGTTGTGTGAAAAAGTATTTGTTGCATCTCCTGTGTTATAATCAACATCATATCCAGTCAACTGCTTTTGAAGTTTTCCAAATCTTTTACGGAAACTTCCTGCATATTCTTCCGCACTATTATAACCGGCTTTCTTAAACTGGTTAGCACTGTCTTTTCCAACCTTATCAAGCGCAACCGAAAAATAGTTAAATTCCTCAATGTAGTCCTGCGCCGAACCAATTGCTTGACCGAATTTCTTTACAGCACGAATTACCAAAAAGAATTTAGCATAAAACATACCAATGCTACTTACAAAACCTTTTGATGATTTATGTGCGCTTTTTAATTTGTCTTTTAATGAACTAAGTGCATTTCCAAGTTTTTTAGTGCTTGTTGATGCTCTATCAGAAACAGTGGAAATTCTACTACCGCTTGACGCAAGGTTTCCAAGACCTTGAATTGTGTTGGCTACGTTTGAGTTGATTTGAGGTGCATTTTGCAGTTTTTTCAGCAAATTCATTACACCGTTACCAAGTTTATCGAGGTTTGCAACTGTTTCGCCAACACGCTTTCCGGCATTTGCAAGTTTAGCAATACCCTCTACAACTTTTGTAATACTAATATCAATTGCATTTGCAGAAGATAATTTACCTACCAGTTTTACTACTTGTTCGCCTAAAATCGGAAATTCTGTTGTTACATTACCAATATACTGACCGCTATTAGAAAGCCTTGATAACGAACCCACAACACGTGTCACAGTGCTTTCAATTGCAGATACACCGCTAAGTTTGGTTGCTAAATCTGAAACAGAATTTGCAATCTCTGTCATTTTGGATGTATCAAATCCAGCCATATTCACTTTTGAAAGGTTTTTAACTGCATTTACGGCAGATGTAATGCCACTAAGATTCTGAATGTTTCCAAGATTGTTAAGACCATTTGCCAGTGTATTCAAACCACTGGCAGTACGAGATAATCCACCAACATCAATTTTCGCAAAACGCTCAAATCCTTTTGCAATTCTATTGTAGTCTGTTGCCTTTACTCCGCTTAATGTTTTGGTAGCATTTCCAAGTTTTGATACTCCATTTGCAAGTCCACTTAAATTGCTACCGTTAATCTTAGACAGTGAAGATGTTAATACATCAATTTTACCAACAAGATTTGTAATTTCATCTTTGGCACTTTTTGCCGTTGCATTTATTTTAATATCCAACGATTCAACTGTTTCTGACATACTAACACCTCACTATCTATCATTTGCATTACGCAAGATTTTTCAATCTAATAAAACCGTACTTTCCTGCATACTCAATTTTGGCAACTCTGCTTACTTTTGATTTCCACAGAATCCTTACTGTTTCACCTTTTTTGATTGTCATAAGTTTTTTAGACGTAAACAAACGTCCTTTTCTCAAATATGTGTTGCAACGTAATTTACCGGTCCACGTTTTCTTGAATTTATCAAAAGAGCCATATGTGGACATTAACTTTTTGGTTGTACTTCCCCACTTGCCAAGGTAAAAGTGTGGTGTATCAACAATAGACTTCCAATCGCCACCCCATTTCAAACCAACTTTCTTTGATTTTGCAATCTTAGCAACTTTTCTAATCAGTTTATCGTTATAAAGCAGTTTAGAATCATTGATTGCAATATCAAAAGCAATTCCCAATTGGTGTTGCGAAGAATAAGAACTTCCCGGAGCATTTGTTACTATCTTGCCCGGCTTTGTTCTTCCCTTTGCATAAAGCGAATCCTGATATGCTTTTGTACGAAATCCCTCTGTGATAATCAGATAGATTCCATTTTTTGCACACTCTTTAAGCAAAAGTCCAAGTTTGTAGTTTAACCATGGATGTAACTTTTTTCTGTCAATTCTAATTGAATGTTTTTTTTTCATTTTTTAACACTCCTTATATGATTGTTTCTGGCAATCCCTTGTTCATAGACCTTGCCATCCACTGTTTTTCAATTTCAATTGCTTTCTTTATCTCTTGTTCTTCTGTTTCTTTTTCTGCTATATACTCTTCTTCAAACATTTTTGCCATAATTGGACTTTTAATATATTCCGATTTTGCTGATTTACCATTCAAGCAACTGTCTATGGCTACAATCAAAGCAGATATTCCATAATTTCCCCACCATATATGTTGCAATTCATCTTGTTCTTTTAACTGGAGTTCATGCGCTTTGTCATATGGATATAGGTCTTTTGGACAACTTTCCATAATCCTATCGTAAGAAACTCCATAGAAAAGATAATGAGGTATTACATCTTCATATATAAAATCCGAGTATGACTTATTTATTTTTTCTGTGGCTTCTTGTGGTCTTGCGGAAGTTTCGTTACTTTCTCCGATGCTTCCTCTGTCTCCCCAATCTGGTTTAACAGGTCTCCCAAAAAACCCTTACTCATCAATTCCTCCGTCAACTGCGTAAACAAATCAAGGATTCCTTTATCTGGCGATTCATCGTGGTAATCGTCAAGAATATCTCCTACTTCCTGAACGCTCTCAACTGGATTTTCTTTCTGAAATCCAACGTAAAGCAAATCACGAACACAGCAAAACAGTTCTTTAACCTTGCCAATGCCGCCCACATCACTGTCATTTTCAACTTCTTCACTGTCAAAAATTCCAAGCAAATCCTTTGTTCTGTCCATCAAATCTGTGTCGCAGAAACTGTTATATCCAAATCTAACCTTGTATTCCTTACCTTTAACTTTTAATTCCATAATGATTTATCCTTTCCCCACTTTTAGTGGAAAGGAGCCACCCCGAAAGGTGGCTCTCTTTTTTACTGCATATATTATTCGAGTTCCGGTTCGGCTGTCTCTTCATCCTCGCTACTCAACACAGCCTTTTTAGTGTTTCTCGTTGAATAGCTTGTTACCCCACTTTTGTAACAGTGAAAGTACCATCCTTGTTATCAACGACTGTAAGTTGGTCAGTAACCCATTTAGGCACGGTATTCTGAACAACGGTAGCGGTCATTTCAAGAATTTCATCTACGCCGCCTACATCATTTACAGTAGGTGTAATCTGACCTACATATGCTGCTTTGGCAACACCACCAACGCCATCCGTTCCATACAACTGAATAATGTCGCATTTTTTACCCTCAACATTCAAAAGAGCACTAAAATCATCTTTTTCAAGGTTTCCTACAAACTCTTTTGCGTCAGACTGTTTAATACCCATTTCAAAAGTCTGTGCATCATCCTCCATCGTGGTACTTTCTACAGTGTTTGGTGCAGATGTTGGCGATGGGATTGACTTTGCACGTAACATCAATTTGTATGTTCCTGCAAATCCATCTTCGCTGTGTTCTTTGTAGATAATTCTTGCCAAATAACTTGTTGAAGCCATCTTGTTACCTCCTTAAATTTAATAAAAAAATAAAGCCTTTCGGCTTGTATTTACGTCAATATATATCATTCTTTCCGATTGTTCTGCTAAATCTAGCAGTTTGCCGGTAAGTGTCTTTTGTATCATCTTGCGTAGGCATTGAAGAACCACGAAAACGCATTGTTTTCATAATTCTCTTAACTTCCCTTATAACTTCTTTTGCTCTTGCTTGTGATTTATTATCAGTCACATCAATTTGAAAAGAAAACTTTTCCGCATTGATTTTGTCACCCTCTAAATCTTCTCCGATTTCTGAACCTGGTAACAATTGTAATCTTACAAAAGGAAAAACCGCTGGTGTATTACTACTGCCAACGGAAGAAAAGTTTTTATCTGTCATTTTGTATTTTTTTTTCAAACTATCGGAAAAGTTTGTTTTTATCCTTGTGAATACAGTAGATGGCACTAATTCATCCCATTCCACCGACATATGCACCACCTACTTTCAAAATATTTCTTTTGCCGTTTTTATAATTTTGCTTCTTATATCTTCTCCGGCTTTATACATAGGCATAGTGGCTTTTACACCATGCGTAGGCATCCATTTTTGTTCCTTTTCGTTCCAGTACCACCACATATCGTCATAAGCGTGTGTCTGCCCCGGAAATGTACCAACGCCATAGGGGAATTTACTTCCAACTAATGGATTTTTCGTTGGGTTAAAATGAACACCTGCACCAAATTCAATAGCAAGCAAAATACTAAACGGTGCGTAGCCATCTTGTTCTTTTACTTGCCCTTTAGCAAGCAATATACCATTACACCCTATCTTGTCAGCAGATATGTTTGTCGAAACCGTAACATACTTTCCTAATGGACTCTCTGATATATTCGTTTCAGCAACCTCTACACCACTTTGTAATAGCCTAGAAACAAGTTGTTTGCATTTGATAGGTAAATCATCCCTATACTGCAAAAGTTGCTTTTTAAGGGCGTTTAATCCACTTATAGACAAATCCGCAGTAAATGTTTTTCTCCCCATACTATTTCACATTCCTTTTTAACAAGAACAAGTCCTCATTTAATCCCTCGTCCGCAACACCTTTTACTGTGTAATCAGCACTGCTTTCATCTGGTATTGTGTTATCATCATCCTTGTATACGATTTTTGACTTCTTCCAAATCACGCTACCGGATTTCAAGGGCAAATAACCTTTACTGACAATGATTTGTGCATAGTTTGTACTATCATCAATACCATAGTCTTGCCATACAACTTCATTCAACTTATTTGTGATGTTTGCCTTAAACTCAACTGGCTTTGTATAGCCAATTGTTGTTTCTCCGGTTTCAATCTTGTTCCCATCATCATCCGTAATGTAAATTACATTTCCCTCTTCGTCTGTATAACTTTCGTAAATTGGAATTTCATCATCTTGTAAAGAATAAAACATTCTTTGTTTGTTAGATGCCAACGTCATCAAGGCAACCACCTACTCACTTGATTTAATCTGTTTAATGAGCTGATTTCCGTATACGCTCAATCCGGCAACAAGAACACCCTGAACAATTGATGTAAACACTGCCATAAGCATTTCTGGTACTGTTCCAATAGATGTATTTGCCATTACCCAAATGGCACAAAGCAAAATACCAAGTACACCTAAAATACAAGGAATGTACTTATCTTTGATAACATCCATTTTTTTAATTCCGACACCGATAATATACAGAACAACTGCTACTACAATCAGTTCCGGTTTTACATAACTCATAATACTATCCATCTTTTCTTACTTCCTTTCCGTTGAGACGTTCTTCAAGTCCGTTAAGCCTGTGATGAGCCTGCTTGCAACTTTCTTCAACTTTAATAATTCTGTCATTGTGCATTTTAATATCTTCCCTCATGGATGATATTTCTGATTTAATCTCTTTAGTATCTTGACCTATATCATCAAGTTTTACATTGATTCTTGTGTTGTCTTTTACGCGTTCTTCTATATCTTTTGTGTCTGTCCGCTTATTATTCTTTAGTCCAAAGTAAACAGAAAAACAAACGGAAATAACGCTAATAAGTAAAGCAATCTCAATATTCATACCTTACCGCCTTTCCGCAAATTATAGTGTTTCGTTGCCCTCCACCGCTTACACGAAACGCCCTGCGAGAAATTTAGATACTCTAAACAACTCACGCACAATCTTCTATAAGACCTGCACAAATGGATAAACACATTTCAAAATATCATCACGACTAACCCAAGTCCTTGAAATTGAATTTTCGCTATGGCTACTTTCAAATGGTGCGCCCATCTGTGCAAAATCATATACTGCCAAATTCTTAATTACGGAATAGTAGTTATCGTAAAGGTCTTTCTCAACTTCCTCATCTGTGTAAGATGTTGCCTGATAGTTTCTTCTGTTCTTAACTTCTCGTATAGCATCTTTGACCTTTACTGAAATTATGTCAGCATTAAACGTAGGCTCATTTCCATATTCAATTGTCAAATCTGCAATAATTTCTTCTTGCAGTCCTACTTCCATTGCTTCATCCATAATTCAAACTCCTATAATCCGAATTTTTCAATCAACATTTTCTTTAAATCTGCGCCGCTAATCTCTTCCGCTTTATCAAATCCCTGCTCGTTAGCAAGTTTTTGTAAATCAGCGGTAGACATACGATTGATTTCTGTTTTGGTATAAGACTTCTCAGCAGACAGATTTGTATTTTCAGAAAAACTAGAGGTGGATTTCTCCACCTCTTTTGAATTATTTTCTGGAACATCTTCTCCTGCTGCATACCAAATACCATTCTTATTTACGATATAGGGATATATCATGCTTAATACCTCCTACTCTTGTGAATGAACCTCAATTACAAATGTTGAATCCATATTTTCATAAGATGGAAGCACAATCTCAGAAGCGGTTACAGATGTAATAGCTGGTGGACCGTACTCAACTTTCTTTGCTACTGCAATTCCTACTCCGTACATAGATACGTCTACATCAGCCACCTGTGAAGCTGTTCTCTCTTCCGGTGTAGTACCAAACCAAGTACCGCCAAGAGCACCAGAAGGAAGTAATGTAACCTTATCATCTGGATAAAAATATGCTTCCTTGCCATCATCCCCAATGTACATCTTGTCATAAAGAACAATGGTAAGTTTTGTTCTTGACTTAACGATTGAAATTACATTATCGTCTGTAAGTTCAATATTTGCTGTAAGGTTTTGGGCAAGAATTGCATTTTTAACCTGTTTATTCTCTAACAGATAATTAAACGTGTTAGAGTTCATAAGAACATATGTTGCAACCTTACCAAGTTTTGCAAGCGCTTTTCTTGCATTATTAAGGTCGGTAAGTGGCTTTGAATTTACTGTGTCGCTCCACATTGCTGTGTCCTGCAACTTTAAGTAATGCTTAGCGGTATATTCTCCGTTAGGGTCGTAATCATACTCATACTTAACGCCATCAGATTCAATTCCGATTGTTGGGTGTCCTTTTGCTGTGGCAAGAAGAGCCATTCTCATTCTTTCCGGAACAACCTCTGCACCTCTTACAAGTGTTGTGGTATCATCATAGATACTTTGTAATGCTCCCTGTAAATACGGGTCGTTTTCATCCTTAATTCTGTCGATTTCCTGTGCATCTTCCTCTGTAATAACCATCTGTTCACGGAAAAATGCCATCTGTGTCTTTTCTGTTTTTAATCCCTCTCTTGCACGAATTGTAGGCAAAGCATCAAGGTTTGATGGCTTTAACGATACCGGAAGTCCTTTGTGTGTTTTAATCCACTTTAAATCAAGCCCCGATTTCTTTCTTTCCGGGAACCACTGTAATCCAAGATAAGGAATATCATTGCTTGCATCGTTTGTAGCTGCAAGCGCAATGGCTTTTGTATCTACTACTTCATTTACTAACATTCTTTTTACCTCCTGTTAATTACTCAAATACAATCATTGGCAGTGCTGTCTTAACTGCTGCATCAATGGTTACACCCGAATGATTTTTGGCTGTTGTTTCGTCAATATAAGCTTTTTTAAGCAATGTACCCTGTGGTCTATCTTCCGTTACATCATGAAGCAAAATACCAACTACGGTTGCTGTGTTGTCTGCAACTCCTGTCTTTCCGATAGGTGTTCCAGCCTTAACAACCTTTTTCCCATTCGCCAATTTCTCTGTTACGCTTGTAAAATCAAGTGTCATAGGAATACCCTCAAACGGTTTTCTTTTGAGGATGTTTACATCTCCCTCGTATGCTGTCTGTTCAAACTGCATCATTTTAATTACCTCCTACATAATGTGATAAAACGTCATTATTCTGTTTCTGACCGCTGTAATACTTCTCTACAAGTTTTTCAGCGTTTGTTTTTTCTTCTCCACTTCCACCTGTAGAACCACCCGGATTAGGCGTATCGTCAAGTTTCTGTTTCTCATATTCAGCGATTGCCGTTTTTTTACTGTCGGCAAAAATCTGACCGAGAACCTCATAATCTGTAGCACCATCATCTGTAACAACTTTGCTTGCCTGCTCTGCTGTCAAACCAAACTTTTCCATTGCATTTGCTCTCTGTGTGCGAACTGTGTCTTTCTTTTCAAGCTGCGCAATTTGTTTGTTTGCCGCTTCAAGTGCCGTTGTTGCTTTTTCAAGCTCTGTCATGTTCTGGCTGTTAAGCTCGTCAAGCTGTGTCTGCAATTCGTCAGCTTTATTAGCTTTTTCTTTGTACTGTTCAGCTTTGGCATTTGCCTTTTGAACCGTACTTCCATAGTCAGCCATTATTTTGTCTGCATTTTCTTCGCTAATTCCCATAGCGATAAGTTCTTCTCGTTTCATATTTTTACCTCCATGTCATACGAATTTTTATACGGTGCAACGACACCGATTGACATTGCTGTTTTGTACGCTCACAGCTTTGCGAATTTTTATAAAATAAAAGAGATAGTCTATTCGACTACCTCTTTATTTACTGGATTGTTGTTTGGTTCTACATCTTTGCTTGTCGGATATAGATATTCCATTCTTTCTTTTGATTCAAGAGCAACGGCTTCACTGTCACTAAACAAGTCAACTGTTTTTATTGCTCTCTTATAATCAACCCCTGCTTCAAGAAGCATTTTAAGTGCTTCGGACTTCGTAAGCAGATTATCTATCTTGTTATGGTTGATATGTATTTCAATGTCGCTTGGCATAAGCGTAAAATTTCGCTTTATACGCAAACGATTCAGTATAATTCTAAGAGACATTCTTTCCGATTTTTTTAGTATCGGTTCGTTGATTGCCGTTCTTAGTCCTGCATCATAATGTCCGTTTCGTAGGTTTACTGCATTTCCAGTATCACCTCCGGCATTGTTGTTGGAACGATTAGCCAAGCCTTGAATACTCAAAAACCTTTCAAACAAATCATCAAAAACAACTTGACTTTCTGTTTGGTTCAGTTCATTTGTCATAACATCAACATCGGCTTTATTTTCGCCATTGTTTGATTTAACAACTAAAGCACCCTCTAATCTCATCTGTGAAAATAATTCATTGTCAATCTCGCAATTCACAAATTTAATCCATGCAGAAACAAACTGCTCAATGCCGTTTACCCGGTCAGAAGATAATGTATTGATTGAATCCGTAATAGGAATTGTAATTTCAATATCCGATAATCTTCTTGCATTATTGGGATATTCCACAACCGGAATAGCGTTATTTCCGTTCAACCCACTACTTTTAATTTTTCCGTCAACAATTTCAAAATACTCTCTTTCCGTATAGCAAAAGTATATTGAATTATCGTTTTCGTCTTCTCTGATTTGACAAGAAAATGCGGGTTTTCTATTTGAATAATAAACAACAAACGTATAGCGTGGGTCTTCCGAAAACAAAGCAAAGTCGCTTTCGTCAAGCAAATCTCCGTTTCCGTTGTCATTTCCAACAAATCTATAAGCCGTACCGCAAATACTTCGCCAACGGCAAATATCAATGTCTACTTCTTGCTTGCTTTCAGAATCCATCGTAACATTTAGCTCCGTAATCTCTTCTGATTTCTTATCGTCTGTTCCACGTAACACATATTGAATAGGCTCTGCACATATTTCAGCAGTTTTACGCTCAACAAGTTCATAAGCAAGATTTAAAACAAGTTTGTTGTTTACTTCCGGCCTATTTACCTTTTTACGGTATAAAATAGGCTGGTCTCCTCTGTAATATCTATCAAGGTAATTGATTTCTTTTGCATTCTGCGTATGAATCGAAAGTGCCTTGTTTAATTCTTCGACAATATTTAATTTTGTAATTTTGGATTTATTTGTAGAAATTACTTTTCTTCCAAAATTGCATTGATTTACTGCCGTAAACGGTCTTATGTTTTTCCCATAATACTTAAACATTAAAGCACCTCACTAACAAAACGTCATTCCACTCGATGTTGTCCTTTGTACTATTTTTTTCAACTCTGTAGTTCCAGTATCTACATGGTAAACAACTCTTTTTCTGCATTTTTTGCAATTCACAGAAATATTCATACTGGAACGTCCATCCCATACGGCTACTTTTCTTCCGCATCTTGGACAATATATCGTTTTTGGTTCCGTCATAAAAACCTCGTTTCTTGCAATAAAAAAACACCGCCTTTTTTTGGCAGTGTTTTATTTTGATTTCTTCATTTTATATTATATAATAATTGCGATATGACATACTATGACATATTATCAATCTTTGTATGTTTTTCCATATAACTTTTCAAATTCCTGCAATGCTCTTCCGTGTATTCTGATTGTTTGTCTCCATGAATACGTCATTTCATCTGCAATTTTCTCAAATGTCTTTTTCTCAACATACCGAGCAAACAAAATATGATAATAAGTTTCGTTGTCAATTCCATCAATTTGTGAAACAATAAGATTCTTTTTATCTACATAGGTGTCGATTAAATCATCCAATTCCTTTTCCATCTTTTCAATTTTGCAATAGGTAGAACCCATTTTGTCAAAGTTAGGACTTGTCTTTACTCTTTCTTCATTTTTTACAGCAGAAACACTTCGTGCAAGCTCTCTAAATTGCTGTATTTCAGATAACTTATTGTTTATCATTCGGTCAAGTCTACTAATTTGCTGTAAATATGTTTTAGTATCCATAATTTCTATAACCTCCTCTAAATGGGTTTTTTGGCACTTCTATTTTTGCCATGCTCCAATTTCCTTCAATGAAGTATGCTAAAGACGCAAGGCAATCCGCCGCATCATCATGTTTGTTTTTTCCAGTAACCGTAAAGCTATATAAATTTGTCATAAATTTTCTGTATTCATGACTTCGACATCCAACATCACGGAAATAAAACTCTCTAATACTTCCAGCCTTATCCCATATCCTTTGCTCTTTTCTCATGTTTGTAGGTGCATATTCAGAACGTAGATTTATTTTTCGTCCTTTTTTCTTTAGTAATTCTTCAATTTCATCCTTATATCCTTCTCCACCTTGATTTGCTTCAAAAAACGCACTTCCAACATCATTATCAATAAACATGTTTGCAACTTTAGGTTTGGTTATTTTCTTTTCACTGTTGTCGAAAACAACATCGTCAATGTAAATTGAACCATCCTCGTACATATAAGCCACCGCAGATGCGAGATAATCTTCTCCTCCTAAAGCAACGTCACAAGCCGCACATATTCTGTAAGGTTCTTCTTCCGGCAATACACCATTGTAAAATCTCATATGTTCTGGATTAAAAACTGCACCGTCTCTTTCAATTGGTTCCTGCTGATACTGCGCATACCAAGATGCCATATCGTCGTTTTCTTCAAACTTTGCTCTTAACGTCCGGTAGTATTGCGTTGTATATCCAACACCGTAATCATAATCAAAGTTGCTTTCATCGTTTTCGTCCAAAGCCGGTATCTTCAAAATGTCATATCTGATATTTTTTGCTTCTGGGTTATTCTGCAAAAAATCCAATCTATCACTATAAAGGTCGTGCAAACTCCAAATTGTACCATTATGGATTAGTTTGCACTGTTCCTTTTTACGTGACATTACATTATTGTCAAAGATAATCTGCTTTCGTTTGAGTGTGTCCGTGTTAAGCACATCTTGAATACCTTCAAGAATATCATCCAATACCATCCAGCCGTAAGCGTCATATTCTCCATTAAGTCCACTTTCCAATCCTTTTCCCGAAAGTGTTTTGTACTTCTTTTTTCTCACAAGGTCTACTTTATGATTTTTTGAATCCGTATCAGCAACTTTTACTTTTGGAAATACATCGGAAAAACAATATGTTGGGTCTGTCCATATTTCCATAACACCAGTTAAAAACGCTCCGCCTAATCCCTCTTTGTATGTCACATACAAATTGCTTTTTTCTGCGTCTTTTGCACAATGCCATGACATAGCAAGCGTTATTATCTGACTCTTACCAGTCCTTGGCGGCATGTGAATAAACAATTCGTCAAGTTTTCCATCTTCAAGTTCCTGCAACTTATCGGCAACTTGTTTAAGGGTTTTTCTTCTAGGCTCGTAAAATCTTTCTTTCTTAGGTCTGTTTTTTTCTATGTAAATAATGTAACTATCAAGAATGTAAGGTGCTTCATAAAGCAGTAAATCGTAATATTTATCTAAAATATCATACGACTGCTTGTTTTTTTGAGATTGTGTTTCAAGCCAATTAAAGTCAGCACCATTTGTAATTGATTTTATATACTCAAAAATCAGTTCTTTTGCTCTTGTAGAAACTTTCAATCCGTATTCACGGTCTTTTCTTCCGCAAAGTATAATTTTACTTGCTTCGCAATATGCATCTATTACACTACGGTCTATTCCATTCCGTAATATGTATTTTTCGTATTCTTTTATATTTTTCTCATCTTCAATTGTATGCATTAAAAAAGCACCTCCACACAAGCAGAGATGCTATAATAGGCATCCTGCCTATAATTTTTCTAGGTTAGCGACTAACTCCGTTTGTTAGCCGGCAATTTAATTATTTACTGTTCCACTCAAATCCAAAATCCGACCTTTTAATTTTGCATTGAGGAATACCGTCTTTCCAAAATACCAAACCCTCTATGTAATGTTCGGATAGATATTTTTTAATTCCATCAAAGGTTCGTTCTACTTCAACAATGATTCTTCCATGCGGAACAAGGTCATCATAATCTTTATTGTACGGGTTTCCATTAAAATGCTTTCCAACCGCTTCATACGTTCCATCAGTTAAAGGACTTAAACAACACTGCATTGCAGTATCATATGCTTTTATAAACCACTTATCCTCCGGTTTCTTATCATCAACTTTTACCCAACATGGAAAATGCCCTGTAATTGGGTCTGCCTTTTCCTGACATTTAATAGCTCCTTTTGGAACTGGTTTACCGTTCTTTGCGTCATATCTCTTGTAAAATTCTCCGTTGATAATCGCGCAACATGAACCATCAAATTTTACCGTTGCGACTCCATCTCCATTCAAAACCCATTCCATACCTTTTTTTACAATTGGAAGTGTTTCTACAACGCAATTGCTTATATATTTTCTTTCAAACAACGTAGGTATCTTTTTCATTTTTACTTCACTATCCTTTCCAATAAAGCAAATCTACAACGTATAAAGGGCGGTAATCATAATCATATTTGCAACCGCTTTCTACCGTTTCCATTGCGCCTTTGTATGTTTTGTCAATTGCATATGGCTTTTTTGTATCCATCGTAACAATAACATATCTGTATTCTCCGTTTTTATCAAAATCTTTTTTTAAGTCTTTTAATGTTACTTGTTTTGATTTTGGTTTTCTTCTTCGTCTAAACATAAAACGCATAATTATCCATCACCTATTCAATACCCTTTCTGTGATTTCTTCACTAGGCAAAATAAGATTTTCTATACCACAATCATGCAATTCTTTTAATGCTTTTACACCCAAACTCAAAATCGCATTACTTTCCGAAATCATATTTGCAGGTATTCTATTATTTTCGTTGAAACAAGGAACCAATTTCCGTGAATCAATCTTACCAACCAATCTTACATCACTCATTTTCCATAAACACCTCAAAATCTTCCATACACTTATTACATAAATCGTAGGTAATATTTAATATGCCATTTTGTGTGATTGATTTCATACACAACAGCCCTACTTTTATCTCTTTCCCACACCTGTCGCAAGTATACCATTTCTTTTCATGTTTCATAATCCACCTCAAACAATCTTGTTTAAATAATCAACACCGCTATTTCTCAATGCCTTTACAACACCATTTACCATATTAGCCATACTTTTTTCAACTTCTTTTAATTTTTCAACATCATTTCCACATTGCATAGACAAGTATCTTTTCTGCCAATCATTTGCATTTAAAACTATATGGTTGTGAACATCTTGCTGTGTAATCATCAATCCACCAACTTCCTACCACACATAGGGCAAAATGCAATATCAAAATATCCTTTCGCCATTCCATGCGAGTAAATCACAATGCCAGGCACATTATCCACTCTGTTCTTCATAATCTGCGCATCTGTTAAATCCGTCTCATTGGCGCACTTTTTGATAGGAATATCAGCACCGAATATTCTGTTATTTTCGTAATCTTTGCAAAATTCACACATGCCTAATCATCCTTTCCAGTTATCAACTCGCTATGTGGTAATTTTTCAATAAAATCACAAAATATATGCCAATCTGGCAATCTGTGATTTCTTCTCTGCTTGTAAATTGTCTTTAACTGGCGATAATTTGTTGTCATTCTTGCTGTCAACTCAAATCCAGATGGAATATTGTATAACAGTCGCAAATAATCTTCGCTGTCTTTTGTTTTCAAGTAAATCTCTTTCAATCTCTCGACTTCTGCGATAACTGCATCAGACACATAACCGTTACACATACACTTAATATCCATTTTGCTAATACAGTGCATTGTTGACTGGCTCGATACAAAGTCTATAAAGTGGTATCTTTGCAGTTCAACCCACGCCTTTATGCTAAATGTAAGGTCAAACTGAACAATCACTCCGTTAAAGAAATTGTCATGCCCTGTGCCTATGTCACATCTTCCAAGATTATCAATTCTATCGGTAAATTCGTCATTCACAGAATTTATATCTACCGCAAACGGATATTTGCTTGCCTTAAAACTATCTTCAATTCCAAAAACCTTGATATTTTCTATTCTTGCCATTTTACATCTCCAGTTATATTCGGTTTCTTGTGTTGGAAAGTATTATCCGGTCACTTATTACTATTCTGTCCATACTCTACTGTCAGACAACCAACACAAGCATTTTAATTATTTCAGCAAGGAATACCGAAACGCTTGCTTATCCGGTAGCGAACCGGAACATTGATGTGGTGAGGAATCGAACCTCACATGATGCCTTTGTCCATATCCTTTCGGCTCACTTTGGCATCGTACTTGTGGTTTCCTGCGTCTACCCTTTTCGCCACACATCAGCAAAGGCACCGATTCAAATGACTAATGGTTATATCGCAAAACAGGAAAATTCTAGGTACCTTTGCATTGCATCATCCCCTCTATCGGGGAAATCGGCAACCGTGGATTTGAACTACGATTCTTTGTGTATAGTGGGATTCTACACAACGCATTATCCATTATGCTATTGCCGTAAGTACGGATTGGCATACATGCATCTGTGTTTTAATCCGCACTGTTGCGATTCTTTTGCGTCCGGCTACTTTGGACACTGGGAACTATCGCAACGAAACCATAAACCCCACCGGACCTTGTGACGGTCCTTTAATCAGCTTTCCGCTAGTGGGTCAAGAAAGGTTCATGCAAAAGCAAAAAACATGAACAAACCATATACACCGAATTGCCGGTGTTGTATTCCGATTCGCTCTCGGCTAGAACGGATATACATTGCCCCTCTTTGTGATTCACACTCCTTATCACGTTTAAGAGTTCAAGGGATATGGTAAAACTCTTAATGAGTTATAAAATATATCGCCACAATGGACGTACAAAAATTGATTATTGATATTATTCTCTCACGTGGTTTTTCGCCTAACACTATGTTCAAAAACGAAACTACCACCATGAATCCAAAATAAACCACAGCAATGTATCGAATCAAAAAACTAATCATCACGGCTCCTCCACTCTTCGCATCCGTGGTCGTATTCGACATAATCAGATGCATAGTCACTGTTCATATTCTCGCACACAAAACCATTCTCACGGCTATATGCAGCATATTTACAATTTCCACAACACTGTTTTTCGTTATCGTCCATCCTTGAAGTCCTCCATTTCTTTTACACTCATTCCAACAATTCCTGCCGAACCATCCGAATCCGTATTCTTGAAATACTCTCCGTTCTGTGGAAACATGAAACGGAACATTGCGTAATTTGCTACGTCGCAAAGATATTCTGTGTTTCCAGTTTCTTCAAACTTCGCAAGACACTTTTTAAGACTTCCAATCGCATCCACATTTCCGGTTGCAAAATTTCTACTTGCCTTGCCGTACTTGTAATAGCTCTGACATATCAACGCTTTCCGCTTATCGTCAAACGCTTTTGAGTATTCCGTTTTCAGTAATTCATTTTCCATTCTCAAAACCCCTTTTTTATTTTTTCGGGAGTATGTGGGACTTAGTAGGCGGTTTTTTAATTCCCCAATAGAGGGGCAGGGGGTAGGCTGCTAGTTCTCCATTTTTTCGGTTCGTAAAACTACAAATATACGAACTTTTACGCTTTTCCGTTGTTTATCCGTCTTTTTGTTCGATTTCAATGACTTCTTGTTCCGGATTTGTCAACTTTGGAAGCTCGCTATCTGCTAATGCTTGGCTGTTTTGATTGCCGACCTGCACTGGAGCAGTCTCTGCCATACCATAAGCCGCCTTTGCAATAAAAATCAAATTAGCGTTTGTGCCGGATTGATTATGTAACCGGTTGAGCGTGAAAGATTTACAAATATTGAACCATTTTTTTACTGTGATGCCATGCGCGCTACTAACTCTATACAATCCATTAGCCCAATCAGTAAAGGTTGTTCTGTGTATACCAACTAAAAAGCTAAATACCTCTAGGGTTGGCAGTACTTTATACTTTGCACATATACGAACATAAACATCAAATAAATTATCTAATAATTCTATATCATCATGACTAGGCTTTTGAATATTATCAGCAATGTAAAAAATCATAGATACAAAGTTATCCGCTACACTTACAGTATTCCCATCTAGTTCGGCATCTATGTACTCATCCACCAGTCTAAATATGTCGTTCTGATATACCTCAATACCTATCTCGCTCTTAACAACATTATCTTTCACAACATCATCTCCAAATATCCAAAATAAAAAAACGCCAACACAAGAAAAATAAAAAAGTTATCCTCTTGCGTCAGCGTTTATATGTGCTGCCGTCTGTGTGCTACTGTTTCCAGAGCAGTAATTTAATATCTGCCCTTACTATACACGATACAAAAGTTATTGTCAATATAAAATTTATAATATTTATTTGTCGAGTTCGAGCCGTTTTTATAAATCCGGGTGCGGCGTCGGGGAATCTGCCCGACTATATATATACTTATCTTCTCTAACCTTATCTAATCTAATCTAATCTATTCTATGTTACACTTTGGAAACAGATTGTAACCAAGTTGTTAGCAGAACTGTATACAACATGTTTACAAGTCGATAACAAAATGACAACAAAACGCACAAAAAAAGACGGCTAAAAAGCCGCCCTTTCTCTTTCTGGAATCACTCGCCGAGATACTGGCAATATAATTCCTCCCACGCGTCAGCGTCTAAATCACTTTCCAACGCATCCGAAGCCTCGAACGGCTCCGCTTCTTCGTGGTCCAGAACGTCGGAAATGTTGACGGTGTACTGTTTGCCGTCAACCTCAACCCAGACGTTGGCGGCGTCGTTCTGAACTCCATTCCCTTTCAAGGCTTCCTGTTGAAATGAATCGAAATCCATTACGGCAAGGTCAAAATCAGAACCCTCGACAAATTCGCCGCTTTCGTCCGCCTTGAAATACTCTAAGGCGTATTCTTCAACGTCCGTCAAATGCTCATTATAGCGAACGTATTTACAACGGAGATTAGAAAGCTCTTTTTTGGCTTCCTCTTTCTCTTCAATTGTCCATCTTTTCAATTCTTCCGGGTCGGTATCGTTGCCCCAAATGGTATCGCCCTTTTTGAATTTCTTCAGTTCCTCGTTTGTTGCTCTGCACTCCCCGCGCAATAATCTAATTGTATTCATAATTTTCACCTTTCCACGGCTTGCGCCGTGCCCTTTCTTTTTTTTTGATTGATTTATTTTTATTTAACTGTTATACTGTTCTTACAGTTTGGGCGGTGGCAAGTCCGCCCTTTCTGTATTCCCTAAGCCTATTCTTTAGGCTTTTCTTTTTTTGCCATGTTCCGAACCTCGTCAACAGCTTTTTCAACTTCGTCCATGTTTTCCCCCTTTCTCCGATTGGCTTCTCTTGCCATCCACCAAGCGGCTATTAGTTCATTTCCTTTGAACTAATAATAGTATAGTCTATTTTCGTGTACTTGTCAATAGTCTATTTTCATATATTTTCATTTTTTTTATACTCCATGATTTCCCACGGCTGACAATTTAACATATGGCATATGTTAGCGATAACTTCGCAAGTTACATTTTGATTCTTTGCTAATTTCGCTACCGTGTTCGAGTGTATGCCGTTATTTCTAAGCCATTGCTTATTGTAACCCTTTCGCTCCAATAATTCCCACAAGCGAGAAAAATCTATAATTCCATTTGTGCCGTATGTTTTTTTGTTTATTGTTCCGCTCATTTCTTCGCCTCCTTTATATATATGATAATAGATTACTTTTTTTTTGTCAACGTCTATTTTTATGTAGCAATATGCACAAATATATATGTCTATTTTTGTGTATTATTGCCTATTGTGTTTATGTCTATTTCCGTGTATTATATATGTATCAAATAAAAAAAGCCGCCCGGCGTTCCAAACCACGAGCGGCACCAATCAAAAAGAAAGGTACCTATATTATAACATATAGGAAAGGTGAAAAACAATGAAAAAAATTAAAACTTTAGAAATTAGCGGGAAAAGATGGTTCCAGAAATCCTACGGGAACACGTACCACACAACAACGGTTGTTGTTAATGGCGAAAAGCTGAAAAGCGATATAACATATGGCTACGGAAACCACTACTTAATGACAGCCGCCGAGCTTCTCCGTGAAAATGGCTTTGATGTTCCGGGGAGCAATGATAAGGCATATCATTATATGCAGTCATTCGCTCATTCAGCGGAAGACGTAAAAAGGAAAAAAGATTTGTAGGAGGTGGAAAAATGAAAATCAATAAATTATCGTGGGCGGTTGCCTACAAGATGGACAAAAGAACACAGGACGACGGAACAACGAAAGTTGTTACCGTCGCAAAGTTCAACACGGCGGAAGCCGGAGCAAACTTTATAAAAAAATGTCTACCAGAAGAAACAAGAGAACGTTTTTTTGTGATAGACGCTGACGACTTGGAAGCGTGCGAGGATGCGGACAAAATAAAGCGCCTTGAACACTCCGAGGCAGCTAGATTTTTCGCATATGTCGAAAAAGAAGGGGGGTATTGATATGTTTGTATCAGTTAAAAGCCTTACGGCTCTAATCGACCAAGATATACAATTTTGTATTGATTGGGTAGCAAGCAAAGAACAGCACAGCCCGGAAGAGTTTGAAAAGTGGCATAAGTATATAAAAAACCGGCTCGTAGAACAACTTTCCAAACTGAAAAAAATAAGTTACAATAAAAAATTGGTTGCAACTTATGAGAATAAAACAAATGAGTTATTGAAATAGCCGAAACGCTCCACCTCGGAGCGTCCACCGCGGGACGGTCTCCCGGTGCTGATGATGGCAGACCAGAAAGGCAAAAAATGATAAAAATTGACATGTGGTACGGCGATAAGCCGGAACAGGGCACAAGCCTAGATATTTGCTTTAATAACTTAGGTGCTTTTTATACTGGAAATATTAGAATTTTTGGGAAATTGGTTGGTGATTACTACGCCGACACAGTGCAAGAAATACAAGAAGCTTTTCCGCATCTTGCGAAAAAAATTGATGAGTGCTTGAATTAGACAAAAAAGAAGCTGCGCCGGTTTTTTCCGGCGGTTTCTTTTCTTGCATTTATTATCACAATTAGCCGGATGCGTTCCGGCTTTTTGCCGTGTGCTCTGTCTGCTTTTGGTGGGCGCGCCCTGCTGCCGTTTTGCTTTTCGCAAATCTCCGGCGGTGTGTTTGCGATACAGAAAACAAAAGGCTGTTTTTTCCCTGCCGGATGTGTTCCGGTTTGGTTTTAATGTAAAAACGCATAGCACCTTGACAACGCTTTATATTATCCGTATACTGATTTTATATATCTATAGCAAGTGTTTATAGGCTCACGAGATAAAAAAGCAAAATAGGAGCCTTGGAACGTCTCACAATGGCAAGACTTTATTTAGTGTATCTAAAATCAGTAAAGTAAAAAACAGTGCAAAAACTGTTAATATAAATCAATTTGAAAAAATTCACCATGCAACTATAAAAATCAGCAACCCCGGGGGGTATCAAAAAATTTGCATTATCGGGCGAAAATTCCGAAATCGCAAAAAAATCTCTCTCCAACCTTGAAAATTTGAAAGGTAGGGGGGTATCAAAATATTTTGCTTACCGGGCATAAAAAGAAAGGAGCGTTTAGCATGAACAAAAAGACAAAAGCATTAGACAAGGAAACCTACAAAGAAATCATAACTGCAATCCGCAAAGGGTTTAATTACGGTGAACACGTATTTAAGCCAAACAAACGGCTTGCTACATTGTTGGTAGTGCAAGCCAACATCGGAGTTAGAATTTCTGATATACTGCATCTGACGCTTTCAGACGTGGTATATGAGAGCGGTCGTTATCATCTGGATATTATCGAGCAGAAAACCGGCAAGGGAAGAAACTTCACGGTTCCAACTGAATTATTCCAGTTCCTAAAGCAGTACACAGAAGATAACGGCATTGCACCAACCGCAAGAATCTTTCCAATCAGCGAAAGAGCCGTACAGAAACAATTGAAAATCGTAGCAGATTTCTTTGGAATTGACGGAATATCAACTCACAGTTTCCGGAAGTTCTACGCTACGGAAATGTACCTTAACAACGATTATGATATAGAGTTGGTGCGTCACCTGCTACAGCACTCATCCAGTTCCACAACGCAAAGATATATTGGAATCAGTGAAAAACGTGTTGAGAACGCACTGAAAAATCATTTGTGTATCATCTGATTGTATGGTACACTGTAAAGGTCTAAAGCCAATATAATACGGCAACCATTTATTTCTCCCCCCGGTTGCCAATTAGACAAAAAAGTAGGAGCCTTTTCCATAATTTAGGCTCCTATTTCTTATTATTATATTACGAGTTGGACTAATCTTGAACTAATATTGGACTAAAACAACTAAACTTTCTTAAAGATTAGACCATTCTTTAAGCGTTCTCAATGAATCCTTGAATTGCTTACAGAAATCACGTGAAACAGAACTATTTCTGTCCGTAATTTTTTCTAAATACTCTTCAACCTTTTCTGGGTCAAATTTTTCCTCATATGTTTTCAATTTATCAATTGCTAATTCCTTGAGGTCATTTCGCTCCTGCTTATGAGCTTCAATGTTCTCCTCTTTTGAAATTTCGCACGTAAAGAAAAATGAGGACGCTTTATCAATATCTCCATACAACTTACGCATTGTGGCTACAATGCTATCCTTGGAGTGTATAATGAAAAGGATGCCGTCGTAGCACTGTTCCCTTTCATCTTTCACGTGAAAGTATTTTTCATACATACGCTTCACGTATTCATCTGATAAGCGTTCTCCGCGCTTTTCTAATATTCTGGCATCCTGCAAACCAAGTTTTTCAGATTCTAATAACATTTTCATCATTTCTTCTTTGCTCATAACATACATCCCTTTCTATTTCTTCTTATTCTTTTTCCTCGCAACTAATTCCTGCAAAGAAATCGTCATTTACTTATAAAAATCTATTACATACTTCTTCAAAAAAATCTAACTTTGCCAGTCTAATTGCTTCAGCTAAAGTAAAGTCTCCACCTATATTTTCTTTGATTTCTTTTGCATAAGGAACAAAACTTTCACATCTTATTCCTTCATTTTTTGAAACAACATAATCTTTATAAATCAGTGATAATTCTTCGTTTGTCTTATCGCTATATGGAATTTTCATTTTATATCACCTCTTCTAATCTTTACTTCGATTTTGATTCTATTCTTTTTGCAATTTTTTTCAACTCTTTTATTGTAGTAGCGTCAAATTCCGTTCCATCATCAAGTGTTACAAAATAATGTTGAACGCTTCGATTTTTGTCGTAATCAAAATCGACATCAACATCTACTCTCACGACTCTATCTCGGATTCTTTTAGGCAAATAGTCTTTTATTTCCATTTAATCACCCACTTTCAAATCAATCTTTCCTGCCGAAAGGCATTTACAAGCATAAGAAAATCCAGAAATAAACGCATTTTCTTCCACCTCTGCACAACTGTCACAAAATGTCTCATAAATTTTGGAACTTAAATTAACACTAAGTATTTTGTCAATCTCTTCGTTAAGTTCATCTCCCTTTTTAAAATATAAATCTCTATCAAGGTTGTTTTCTCTCCACTGCCCATAAATCATTTTTGCAAATGCTTCCATATTGAATACCTCTTTTCTTCTTAAAATGTTTGATTTTCTGTAAGAGGTATGCTATAAATATAAATAGACATATCTCTTGTTTGGTGTGTCATTGTAGCGGTTTAGGTCTGTCAAAACTTTCAAACCGCTACTTTTTTTGTAAAAGCAAATGTATCCCTTGTCGCATTGCTTCACCTTTGGTTATCTTGTGTTCCTCGCAGTATTTTTTTAACTTTCGTTCAGTTTCACTATCAAGGCATACACTAAACCGTTTAGTTTTTGGGTCATTCACCTTGGGTCTTCCTACTGTGCTTATTTTTTTCACCCCTTTCTAATTTTAATCACACCTTTATTATATTTATATCACACCAAAAAGTCAACCCCTAAATGCAAAAAAATAGAGACAATATAAAATTATACTGTCTCTATCCGATAAATCTAGTTATCAAGCATTTCATTTACTCTCTGCATATTATCTCCAGTATCATACACAATCACGCATGACCTGCCAAAATAAAAAACTGCTAAGAATATAACGCAAATCAAAATAACTATCAAAAGTCTTTTCCACATATGACTTACAACCTTTCTCTATACTAACTAAATAAAATACCGCTCTTCATTATATACCAAAACACAGAAAAACAAAGGATAATAAGAAAAGCAATTAAATTATCTTTTGTAAGATTCTTGTAATATTGAACATCATATCCCTCGTTTGCTCTAAATGAGCTATAGCATTTGAAACCAATCGTCCAAGCAAGCGGAATAAGTGCCAATAGATAATATTCTTTGACCAATATTCCAACCAAACTAATAACATTGGTTATTGCAGCTAACATATTTGCAAAGAACGAGTTTTTCAATTCTTTTGATTTGGAGATTATATAACCACAATGTGGACAACTCTCTGCCGTATCACTTACATGACCTTTACACTCCGGACATCTTATCAATGACATTTCTGAATCCCCCTATTCTATTTTATCAAAAACCTAAAGACAAAAATATTTAGCAAACCAATCACAATAACAACCCAATCATCAATAATGTATTTGTTCTTTCCCTGCCTTACTAAATCAATTATCGCCAATAACATGGCAAGAACAGCAAATATCGTAGAATATCCCGGTGTTGGAAATAATATTGATATTCCGCAAATTACTGCACTGACTATTCCAAGCGGAGAATGTTTCTTTTTTACATACATGGGATTTCCACAATTTGGACATTTGTTTGCATTATCACTTATTTCTTTCCCACACTCCGGGCATTTAATCAAAGCCATGAGCAATCCCTCCTCTTTTATTTTTGATTGTATATTATCATATTTGACTATATTTGTCTATAATGCAGTTCTTAATGTTTGGAATACATTGTTTGTTATGCTAATTATTTCATCTGCGTATGTTGCCAAAAAGTCGCAAAACATTTCTTCCTGCTCCAAAGTCATATCAATTCCGTATGAAAACATTGCGCTATGGCATATCTCATGTAGCAAAACTTTGCGTAAAAAACCGCCACGCAAAATATTTGATATATAAATTGTTTGATTATTTCTATCGCACATTCCGCAAGTATAACTTCCGTCACTTCTTTGTAGCATATTGCTATACGGTGATACTGTTACTATATTCCAAACAAAACCATTCATAGTATACAATTTAACCACTCCAATCAAAAAGGGGCAATTACGCCCCCTTAATTTGTTTTTGTTAAAACTTCTGCAACAATGTTTGCATTTTGGTTTTAAGTAAATTTTTTTCTTCCTGCGAACTATCCGCAATCATTTCCGTAATGTCTTTTGATAATTCACCCATGTACTTTTCTAACTCTTTCATTTTGTATTGCTTATCCGCCGGTGTGTCTGCTTTGTGCATTTCTTTTGATTCCATGTAAGACATACGGCTCATTCCGCTTCTGCCCTCTCTGGAATCTCTCATCTTCATGTTTTTATCCATTCCGGTATCAGTGTAATACATAAGACCGTCTCTGTGTTTATCCATATCTCTGTACCATTCCGGGTCATGTTCCCGGTACATTTCCGGTGTCATATGGTAGTATGGTTCGTCATATCCTCTACGGTACGTTCCACGTCCTTTCGGAGCAAATCTTCCGTCAGCGTATCGGTATTTGTCATAAAATCTTCTTACGTCTCCGTAACGCTCAAACATTTCAAGCGTTTCTTCCAAGTTTGATTCATCCATTGCCTTTGTTAAGGTTCTGTAGTACATTGCTTCCGACAAATCTTTCATCATGTCTACTACTTTTCCCATTTCGCAAGTATCAACATTTTCGATTCCAGATTCCATTTTGATTTTGGCACATTCGGAAAGTTTTTCAATCATACAATGCATTCTTTTAATATCCATCTCAATCACCTCCACCGGTTGTAACAATAGTTCCATCACCGTTTATTGCATTTAATCTGTTGTCTGGGGCGCAAGCAATTCTTCCAAGCAATTTGAAAACCCCACTATTTGACGTGGTTTCAACTCTTGTACTGTATTTTGTTCTTGTTCTGATACTACAAGCCGTTGCCTGCGTACAATCACATTTTGTCAGTGGATAAAGTACCGTACCAGTTCCAATCTGGATATATACCGGAGCAGATATTGTTGTTTCTGCCGGAATGTTCTGCGCCACAACAATGCAATATTTTGAACCATCGTTATAACTTCCTTCCGGGATTTGGATAACAAGACCAGTACCGGCAGTAAAATTTACTGCCTGACTTATAATCAATTTCTTGCAAAGTCTGCATACGTTTTTACAATTACACATAATCTACCTCCTAAAAATCAATATGGGATAAGCCATAGACCTATCCCATAGAGTAATAATCAGCCTAGTTCGGCGAGTTTTTCTGATATTCTGTTTTGATTCTTCTGCATATTAGCAACAACCGCAACCGTTGTTAAGACCTACTCCATAAGCGGACTGGTAAGGTGAGCAAGTGATGTAAGCTGGTACGGCAGTAGGTCGCAACTGGCTTACAAGATACTGGTTCTGCTCTGACTGTGAAGCCGCCAATTTAAGGTTCTGATTTTCAGTCTGCAAAGTAGACAATTTGTCGTTTACAAGGAAGTCAAGGATGCTTCTTGTGTTTGCGTTCTGATTTTCGATAATATCTCTTGTATTGTTGCACATAGAGTTCTGGAGTGCGTTTGTCTGCGTTGAAATGTTGTAATTAACGCCCTGAATAGCTTCTCTTGTTGCACAGCAGCAGTCGGAAATCTGATGAGATACGTCATTGAATCCCTGCTGGTTCTGAAAACCAAGCGTACAGATTGAGTTATCAAGAGTTCTGAAATTGCTGTTGATTGTGTTGTTCAGCGCATAGTTACTGTCTGCCAGTCCGTATGTCTGCTGGTCGAGTTTGCTAATGAGAGTCTGCTGGTCTACTGCGGCTCTAACATCTGCCTGTGTAGCACAAGGAACGGATGCTCTGTCACCGCCGTTGCCGTAACCGCCGCCAAATCCATTGCCCCATCCGCCAAAAATAGCAAACAAGATAATCAAGACCCACCAGCCGTTTCCATCGCCCCAGCCGTCTTTGTTGTTTCCTGTCACTGCCGCAATATCGGCAAGACTAGGTGAATTTCCGTTAAACATTTTGTTTACCTCCATTGTTTTATTTACAAATGGGAAACTAGTTTTAAGCGCACAACCCAAAATGTACTAACGTAAATTGCATCTTTGCATAATTGATTTTCTTATTTCATCTGGTGTAGTTCCTTTTTCTTTGCAGACGTTTTCTGCAAATTCCTGTAACCCTCTTGAATCTCCATTTCTATACATCTCAATAGCATTTTTCGCCATAGGGTTACTCATAACTTCATTGTTTTTTGTAATTTCTTCTAAAAATTTCTGTGGATTTCTCATTGCTTTCATAAAACTAATTGGATTAAGCATCTGTATCACTCTCCTTTTTAGTCGTAGTCGAAGATTTAGTACTTCTAGTCGAAGATTTAGTCGAAGTTTTAGTCAAAGAAGATTCCAAGTTAGAGATTTTGTTTTCTAACTCATCGAATCTTTTCATAATTACTTCTGTGACCTCTTCTGATATGCCTATTTGACTTTTTGTGTTGTCCTGTGTCGGATTGTTAGGCTCTGTATCTAAAACTGGTTTAAAAGTCAAAATATGAGTTCTTCCATTTGCAAGCCATTGTTTTCCAAATATTTCTGTTCCGTCTGCTTTTGGAAAATAATATATATTCCCATCCATCGGAATGTCTGTTGCTTTTACAACGTCAATGCTATCAACAACTTTTCCAATAAAACTTGTCTGTTGTGATGTTGCATGCATTTGAGAGTTCTGCATAGGCGGTTGTAAGTTCTGCTGACAATTTTGCAAAAAGTTCATTCTTTCTGCGTATGGATTTTGAACATATCCATTATTCATCGGATAAAAGTTCTGATAATTTTGCATCCGGATTCTCCTTTCTTATTTTTCCAATAACATTTTCAAACACGCTAACGGCTGTAGCCTGCGTTCCAATAGGTATTTTCTGCATTTCATTTTCGCTAAAAATCATTTCAAGAATCTCGTCTTTAAACATATCAATCACTCCTTACAATTAAAACTTACACCAAAAAAAGACGGATAAACCATCAGAAATCATTCAAAATTTATTCATATGTATTATTGGAAACAATGCTCTTTTCTTACAATCACGTACTTTGTTTAGTGTAAAACAATGTATTAAAATATTTACACCATTTATACACCATTTTCCTAAAAAATATAGTTATTTATAGATATTTATGCGAAAGTTAAAAATCCTCTATATACCGAAAACAACGCATTTTCGCCTTTTTGAACATTTCAATTTTCAAAGGTGGCGA